ATTCTTCCGACCCGTGCAAATACAAATAATCCCTGTCCGCTGTACTGATAAACATATTCTTTTTAATTGTTTCCAGCTTGTCCGCAAACTCGCTTAATCTGCTTGCAAAACCTGCCCCTATTGTGCTTATAAGTCCCTTGTAAACATATCCCGTTATAAACTCAAAATCAATCTTTAGTTTGTCCCAAATCTCTTGCATATTCCCCGCCTAAATCACGAATTTTCTATTGACTACAATGTTTTTCTTATCGTAGCATTTCAACTGTAAAGTCATTGCCCCGCTATCCATAAAAACACTTGTTTCAATTCTATCATAAAGCCCCTCATTAACCAGCGTGTCCGCAATCTCTTTTGCAGTTTCTGCTAAATTGTCCGCAACTTCCTGTGTTAATCTTGATTGATTATATTGCCAAACTTCACTTGCTTTGATCTCCAACCAATACCCACGTTGATTGTTTACCCTTGCATCTGTGAAAAATGCTTGCAATAATGTTGTCTCACCGTCCTGTTGCTCTCCATACGTTCCGTTTTCAACACCCAAGTCTAAATTATCCGATAATAGCAAATCCATATTTTCCCCTTTAACCGTTTGGCGGTGTAGTTATCCCACCCGCTCCGAAATCGTCGCCCGCTGTCTGTGTGTGTTGGTGTGTATCGTCAATAGGTTTGCCGTTATGTGTTATGCTTCCGCCCACAAAATTTGTTTGCCCTGCGTTGATTGTAAATGTTTCCAAATTAAAAACAAGTTCTTTTGCGCTTACTTCTATTTTCCCATCTTTGAAATGAAAATGAATGTAGCTTTTATCATCCGTTATGTAAACGTCCCCATCTTCCAAATCAATTTCTTTTTGAAGTGCAAACACTACGTCTTGATTCCCACCGCCCGATAATGCTATTACCAAACCGTTTTCACCTTTTGGCTTTGAGTATAAACCTTTTGGCGAAACTAATCTGTTTTGTGTTGTCCCACCAATCCCCAACACTTCAACCAAAAAGCTTTTTACCGTCCGTGTTATTTTCCCGTATCGTGTCATACAACAACCTTTTCAAAAATTACTTCCGTGTATTGATCTGATGAACTCTTTACAAGTTTTATTGTTTTGCTGTTTAAATATTCGTCTATTCCCAAAGGCTCATCTTTAACCAAATATTTATTGTTCAAATCTACATACACGTTTTTTAATCTTGCCGTGTAAGTAAATGATTTTCTTACGTCTTTTTTGTATTCAAACTCTGCAAGTCTTTCACACTCCGACGATGTAAGAGTATGTTTAACAACTTTCACTTTATGAAACATTCCCGCACCGTATGAGCCATTTACAAAAACGTCTTGATTTTGTTCTATCAAATAATTACTTTGTGCAATGATTGTATATTTGTCCCAAATCTTTGTTGTATCGTCTTTCAAGTTTCTTGAATCAATATTTACACCAAACTCTAAAATACTGTCCCCGTATTCTGTCCCCTGAAATTCAATTTGTAAATTTCCCTCTGCATCACTGATTATAATTTTTTCAGCACTCCCCGCAATTTCTAAAAATGCGTCAATAATCTTTTCCCCAATGACTATTGTTTTTATTTCCTGCTGTGGCAATTGTGCATCACCTATTATTTTCAATCCAAACTGTGTTGCAATTTCCCCTAAAACTGTGCTTGCTTTTTGGTTTTGTGTAAATTGTGTTGTTTTGTCTGCGTAGCAATCAACAATATATTTTGCATTGTTCCGCCCTGCATAAATAAATTCGCTTTTATCGTCGCTAATATCTGATTCTATGTATTCAATTTCTGCTTTAATGAAAAGTATGCCGTTATCGTCGTAAATCTCTACCTTATCGCCTTTAAAGTAGTTTTGTCTATCCGATACCTCAACAAGTGTGAATTGTCTTGCTATCGTTGAAATATCCGCTATTGCTTCAACCTCATTAAAATCTACTTCAAGCCCGTTAACTATCACTTGCATAATCATAAACCTTTATTGTTCCGATAACCGAATCATTACTTGAAAGATTGTTTATCTTCTTAATGTCCTCGTAATAATCAAGGCTCCCATATATGCCATAAACTATTGCCGTCAATGGTGTTTCTTTTTTAACCTCATAATCTACAACTCTTTTTATTTTAGTGCTGTTTGAATATGCCTTTAAAATCATTTTGTATTCTGCAATCTTTTCTTTATCAATTGAGGTTGTGTCAAGTCTTGCAATTGCACTTTCAAGCTGTGAGTTAAATTCCTGCTCACTGTTGTATTTCTTTTCCAATACCTGCTTTATCTCTCCTGCAAGCACAATAACATTCAAAAGGCTATCCGCTGAAATTTCGCTCTTTAATGCCTTTGTCTCCGTTTGCGATAAATCGCTAAAATCACTCTTTGCGGTGTACGTTTTGCCATTGCTTGCTTTTGTTCCTATCGGCTCCACGTTCTTTATTGTAATGATGTTTACAAAACTAAGCATTGAGCTTACAAAATCATTTGGCATTGTTTTTATTCTGTTCAAAGTATCTGATAAAGCTTTTATTCTGTTTACTTTTTGTCTTATCCCGTCCATAAAATCGTTTGGATATGATGATAGATTCAAAATCCCGTTTAATCCATCTTCTAACTTTTTCATACCTGCGTCAAAAAAGCTCACCTCGTTTGTTATTTCGTCCGTTATTTTATCTACCGTACCGACCTGCTCCGCAAATGCGTATGCCTCCGCTTTGATCTGTTCTGCTAATTCAACCTCAACACTTCTAAGTTTACCAACTGCGCTTATTGCTGGCGTTTTTTCTATCTCTTGAACTGTTGCGTTAATTGCAAAAACAGTTCTTCCAACGTGTGCGTCGCTGTCTGTCTTTTCTACGCTGTCAACGTAAACTTTCATTTTTCCGTTAAATTTATCAACTATTGTGCAATATCTTTTTTTGTAAAGTACGTTAAAAAGTTCTACCGAATCGGCATTATTTAGAGTGTAAATTTTTACCGCTATTTTTCTTTGCCCTGCTCCCAAATCAACGGTCTTATTGCTCCCCCCGCTTGCTGGCTCTAATGGATTACCTCCTTTCTTTGACGGCTTTTTGCTTTCTGTCTTTTTATGCTCAAATGATAGTTTGCTTTCCCCTACTTGAAACACGTTTATATCGTTTATTTTTGAAACTAACATTTAAACCCCCGTACTTCCCGTGTTAAGATTTACTCTCCCACCTGTTGAAGTTGCTTTTTTCTCTGTTACTGTTGCCCCTGTTGCCGTTACTTTTACGTCAACTACTGTGTGGTTTTTGTTCACATTGTCAATTGGTGTTGTGTTTTGTGTTTTATCTTCACCAAATCCCATTGCATTTTTTGCAGTATCCCAAGCACTTGAACCCGCTTTTTTTGTTTGATCTACAAAGCCCATTACGTTCTGTTTCGCTTTATTGTATATCTCAAATTTTGATAGAAACGAATCCAGCAAATCCAACACAAATTTAATTGGAGCAACCATTATTGCAAATACTCCTTTGATTGCTAACAACACATTTGAAAGAATGTTTAATGATGAAATGAAGCCCGTTATTTTGTCCCAAAGCTCACCAACCCACCCTGTAATCTCTTCCCAATAGTAAATCAAAGCAATAATAGCACCTATTGTTGCCACAATAGCCATTACAATCCACGTTAAAGGATTCGCCCATAGTGCCATATTAAAAAGCATTGTTGCGTATTTAACTGCTATTAAAACAACTTTTATTGCAACCAATGAAGCTGTATAAAGTTTTGACAATACTACCAAAGGAACCATTGCCAACTTAACCAAAATCATACCTGCTAAAAACAAAGTACCAACCGCAACCAATTTTGCCATTGTCATAATCAAACCTTTGTTTTGTTCCGCCCACTTTGTAATTGTGTCAATCATTGGTGATAAAGTAACAATCATATCTTTTATTTTTGGCAATAACACATCACCCAAATTAATTGCTAATCTATCAAGTGCATTTCTCATTAAAATAATTTTATTTGCCGTCGTTTCACTTACGTTTTTAAACTCTCTTGTCATACTTCCAAGCGTACTTTTTGAAAGTGCAAAATCCAATGATTTTTTAAGAACGTCCGTTTGGTTAATGAGCTTTTCAAACATTCTTGAACCCTCACCCGCTCCAAACAAATCTTCAAGTGCTTTTGTTCTTGCTGTCCCTTGAAGCTTTTTAAATTTGTTTGCCAAATCAATAAGCGCATATCCTCCACGCTCCTTAAGCATTTTTGCGCCTTGCTCTGTTGCTCTCATTTCGTTTAGAATTTGGTTTAGTGCTGTTGCACCAACTTCACTGCTTACGCTCATTTGATCTGCAAACGCTGAAAGTCCAACAATTGTTCCTGTGTCAAAATTCAATGAACTAAAAGCCCCTGCCGTTCTTTTTGTAATGTCAATAATGTTTCTTGCATCACTTGCCGTTGTGTCCGCTAAATGGTTTACTATGTCCCCGTATTTTTCAAGCTGTGGAATTGAATAACCAAGTTGTGAAGCTATCTTCCCGAAAGCGTCCCCCGTCTCTTCTGCACTCATATCAAATGCAACCGATGCTTTCGATACAATCATTGTGTATTGTGTCAAATCCTTAAGTGCCACACCCATTTTTGCGCCACTCTCTGCAATTGCATTTAGTTCACTTGCAGTTTTTGGAACCACTGCCGTCATATCAATCAAATCTTTTCTAAGTTTGTTAATCTCTGCGTCCGTACCGTCAATAACTTTCTTTACCCCTGCAAAGCTTTTTTCAAATTCAATTGCTCTTTGTACGGGTAAAGCTAATGTTCCAACCCCACCTGCTAAACCTGCAAATGATGTTGGAAAATCTAACGGCTCTTTTGAAATGTCTTTTATTTTTCCGTGTACACCTTTTAAGCGTTGCATTGCTTTATCTGTGTTTAGTTTGAACTCGCTTTTTAGGTTTAGCTTGTCAAATGATGTTTGTATTCTCGACGATGCACCAACTGCTTTTGCTTTCATTTCCTCCATATTGGAGTTAATCTTGTTTATTTTTGCAGTTATCCTGTCAATCGCCTCGAACCTTACAGAGTAATCGAACGCCATAATTCAACCTTTTTTATTTGCTTGCTTTGCCTGTTCACGGCTCAACTTTTCTACACGTTTTTTCAAAGCCATAAACTCTAAAACATTTACTTCATCAAGCAAAAAGAAATAGTTTACGGCTCCATTCATAAAATAGCTTATATCAAAAGCTATTTGCTCATACTGTTCAATCGTTGGGTAATTTTTTGTAACAAAAAAGTTTTTAGCACCTCATTGTACAAACCGTCCAAATCTTCAAAGTCCATTTCGTCCATAATTGAATCGGTTAATTTTGAATCCCCGATTGTTCCAAACTCTTTTAATGTGTTCATAACCTCATCAAATAGCTTTGCGCTTCCGCCTGTCACTTCAAGCATATCCAAGATTTCATCTACGGTAACAACTTTGTCACGTTGCTTTTCGATCTCTTCCGCTGTTTGCTCTCTTGCTTTTCCTGATTGTGCCGAAAATGTCCCGAAAATAACATCCTGCAAATGCTTGATTGATTGAAGCCCTTTACGACCCAAAAAATTAACTTCAACGGTGCTTTCTTTAACGTATGCCCCAGCCTGTTTATTCATTACCTCAAACGGTTTTTTAAGTTCATATTGCATTGTAAAGCCTATTTTTGATTTTGTGGGGGACGATGCCCCCGATGAAGATTATTATAGCACAAAAGGCTATATGTTTTATACGCCTTGCCCGCCTACAAATACAACTTCAATTGCATCTGTGGTGTCGTACTCAATGTCCTCACTGATACTCATATTGTTGAAAGTTTTTGTAAACCCTGTTTTTGAATCAACAATACGAATTGCATTTTTACCGATATTGTCCTGCCAAGATTCGATCAAGTCAATATTGTTTGGTGTCGGCATTACTGAAAATGTAACACTTCCCACCGCCTCTGTGAAGTCTACTTCCTCGTATGGGTAAATTTTATCACCCACCGTTGCAGTTTTAACAGTCGTTTTTGGTGTTCCTCGTTTCCATTTTGGTTTACCCGATACCGCTACCGTTTGCCCGTTAACTGAAACTTCGTTTGCATTGATTAATTGTGACATACATTACCCCCTTATTTGAAATCATAGCTAATTGCTACAACCCCGTTAAGTCCTCTGAACTGTGAAACAATTGCACACGGTGCGAAAACATCATAAGTACCCGTTGCGCTGTTTAGTGTTACAGTCAAATTCGTTTTGAAAGCTTTTACCGCTTCCGCCCCGCCCTGTACCAACGCATAGTTTACCAAATCATCATAAAGCCCGACAATGTAAGCTTTTACGCTCAATTCGTTTGTCATTGCTACACCTGCAACCAAAGCACCGCCCGTTGCCCGTGTTTGCCCGAACTCTTTTTTTGTGTTGCTAAACAAATACTCTTGAAT